GTTCCCGAAAAACTGGGTCAGCGAAGACCCGGCGGTTGAATTCATCATGACGCAATCCGCCCCGCTGATCATCCCGCGCAGACCGGACGCCAGCATGGCGATCACCGTACGCTAACGATAGACTAACCGATCAGGACAATGCCATGAAAATAATCGCAGAAATCACACTCGTCGGCAAAGACCGCGAATACCTGCCGCCGGGAAGCGAACTGAACCTTCCGGAAGCCGAAGCAAAGTCACTCATCGAGCGCGGTTTTGCAAGACTTCCCGAAGCGCCGAAGAAAGCGAGGAAAACTGCCAACGATGACGGCGGCGATCCGGTAAATCCAAGCGGCTCCGGTGCGGACAATCCCGACCCTGAAAACCCGCCCGCGCCAACCGAGTAACCCGTGAGCACCTTTCGTGATCTGATGGCCGAAATGGACGCGGCCATTTTTGAAACACTGACCGATGACGTGACTATCAACGGTTTGCCGGTCAAAGGGCTGTTTTCCTCGCCCTGGCTTGGGCCGCAAATCGGTCACCTGAATACCGGCCTCGTGGAAACACAGGTCGTGGTGAGAAATGCGGATGCGGCAGGTGTTGAAAAGGGCAATCCGGTTACGGCGGAAGGCGGCAATTATGTCGTGGTGCGCATCGAACCGGACGGCTCGGGTGTTGCCACGTTGATCTTGAGACCGGTAGCATGAGCGAAACGTTGCGAATTGAAATCGATGTCGACCGGGCGCTTGCGATTTTGCGGGAATTAAGCCCTGCTTCAATGCAAGCGGCATGGCGCAGGACGTTGAGAAAAACCCATGTGTGGATAAAGGGGCAGGTTGCGAAAGCAGTTTCGAAAGAAACAAAAATACCGCAAAAAGTGTTGCGCAGCCGGGTGTACTTTTTCCTGAAGTCGTACGACAGCGGTAAAGTGTGGCTGGGATTGAATGCCGTTGAAGCCGAGAGACTTGGTGATCCACGGCAAACTAAAACGGGAGTAACGGCTGGCAGGTTTCGTTTTCAAAGCGCTTGGTTAATGAAAAGAATCGCGCCGAATGGGCCTGTGTACCGGAGGGCAGGGAAAGCACGCTTACCTTACGAGCGGGTGAAATATGACTGGGCGGATGCAGGGGAAGCGGCATTCCGCAATATTGCTGAGCTTGCCGAACAACGTTTGTTGACCATCCTAGAACAAGAAGTGAACTACGAAATTCAAAAAGCCATAGGAAATGCAAAATGAGACGTGATTGGGATTTGGTGCGGCGTATTCTGATTAACTTGGAAGAAGCCAGTGCTCCGTTGCATGCGGATGCGATTGATGGTTTTGATCCTACCTTGGTTTCCTATCACTACCGGATTCTGGGCGAATCGGGATTGATCGAAGCTTATTGCTGTGAAAGTGATGGCGCCAATGCCTGTACTGCTACACGGCTGACATGGGATGGACATGATCTTTTGGATGTCATCCGTGATGAACCGAGATGGGAAATATTTAGATTGTGGGCAGTTGAGCATGGCATCCTGTTATCGCTGCATATAATTAAAACGTGGTCTTATCGTGCTGTGGAGAAAATGCTTTGATCGATAATCTCGCGCAACTGCACACCGCCATCGTTGCAGGATTGCAAACCAAGCTGACCGGTATGGCAACGGTAGAGACCTATCCGGATATCCAGCGCCGAGTCAATATTCCCGCGGTGCTGATTGAATTATCCGAAATGGATAACGGTACCGATCCGGGTACCGGTGAAACCGCATTGATCGGACATTTCCAGGCGCGTGCGATTGTCGATCCGAATCTGACCGATGCTTACATGCAAGTACGCGAACTGGCGGGCAGGATTGCGGTTGCGATTACGCATGAAACATGGGGCTTGGAAATCGGTGTCTCCAAGCTGCTGCAAATTGGTGAAGACGCCTACAAGCCGGAACTGGATGGCTACCTGTGCTGGATGGTCGAATGGACGCATGAATTCCACCTGGGTGAGTCGGTCTGGCCATATCCTGATGAAACCGGATTAACCCTGATGCTGGGACTCTATCCGGGTACCGGCACAGGCAAGGAAGAGCTTTATTGGGAAGCGGGTACCGATCCGGAAGCGCCATGAACGATTTTCCGCAATCAGAAACCGACCGGCTGGTGTCCAGCATGCTGATGTTCGGCACCGTGGAAGCAGTCGATCACGCCAATGCGCGCGTGCGGGTGCGCTCAGGTGACTGGGTTTCAGCCTGGTTGCAGTGGGGTGCGCAAGCAGCAGGAGAAGTACGCCACTGGCGGCCGCCTTCCATCGGCGAACAGGTCATCATTCTGTCGCCATCGGGCAGGCCGGAACAAGCTGGCGTGATACCGGGGTTTTATACCACCCAGCACGCCGCGCCCAGTAATGACGATAAAACCGTTTTATGGGATCTGCCCGCCGGGTTCACTTTCATCATCCGCGTGGGAGCATCCACTTTTACCATGACCAACGAAGGCGTGACCATCGATGCGCCTCGAATTGACTTGAATTAATTAACATGCCAGCAGTAGCAAGATTAGGTGACCTATGCTCCGGTCACGGCTGCTGGCCGCCTCGGCCAAGCTCATCCGCTAGCCCCAATGTGTTCGTCAACGGAATCCCGGCGCACCGGCAAAGTGACGGATGGCAGACGCACTGCTGCCCGTCGATCCCGGAATGTCACGATTCCGTTTTACAGAGCGGCAGCAGCACGGTGTTTTGCAACGGATTGCAACTCGGGCGAATCGGTGATCCGGTGGCGTGCGGGTCAACCGTGGCAACGGGCAGCGGCAACGTGTTTGCCGGGTGATTTTTGGAAATTAATTTTACTCAAAATGAAGAATAAGTTTTTTACCCATCGCCGTTGCAGCTTTCTGAAGTTGTTTAAGGGTCGGGTAGTGATGGGGGTCTTCCAATCTTTGCGCGGATGGCCAGGAAGTTTCCAGCGCGCGTGCTATCTCGGCCAGAGAGCGGTCTCCGCGCGCCCAGCGGATCAACAAAGCGGATTGTATGCGCGCATCCGGCGCGATGTAATGCGCGCCTATGACATTCTCGCTAGGGCGGGGAATATCCTGATCATCCTCTATAAGACATTCGATAACACCTGTCAAAGCTTCTGCGGCATTAAACATGCATTCATCAATCGTTTCCCCTTCCGTGATTGCACCGGGAATATCGACGAATTGCACAACAAAACCGGAAGGCTCTTGGGGTTCAAATATTGCGGGATAAAGCGTATTCATTTCAGTTCTACTCCTGTTTGTTTCTGGATTGCTGACAAAGTACCTTTTTTAACATCACTGGAACCATGAACGGGAACGCTTACGGAAATACCGCCTTTATGCATGATGTGATGGCTTCCATTGACTCGAGCGAGTCTCCAGCCTTCCGATTCAAGTTTCTTGATGATTTGTTTACCGTTCATGTCTTGAATGGTATATCAATATTGATATATTGAAAAGAGAGTCAAGACAAGTAGTAAAGCCGAAGGAACCTCAACATGACCAAGAAACAACTCATGATTCCGCTGGATGATGCCAGCAAGATTATCCACATTGATGGTGGCCAGCCGTGGACGGATTCGCGGATAGTTGCAGAGAAATTCGGGAAAAGGCACAAGAATGTTCTTCGTGCCATTGCAAACATGGAATGTTCCCAGGAATTTAGACGGCTCAATTTTGAGCCCGTTGATTATATTGATGATAATGGTGAGCGGCGTCCGATGATTCGTATGACCCGCGACGGTTTCACCCTGCTGGCAATGGGCTTCACCGGGAAAGAAGCGATGATCTGGAAGGAGCGGTATATATCCGCCTTCAACCAGATGGAACGAGAGCTAACCCGGCAAGTCATCCAAAAGCACGATGCCGTGTGGCAACAAGCCAGACTGAGCGGGAAGGTGGTGCGGCTAGAATTGACCGACGCCGTTCAGGAATTTGTCGAATATGCCCACAAGCAAGGCAGCGCCAATGCCAGGATGTACTACACAAGTATCACTATGATGGAATACCGGGCGTTGTTCCTGATCGGGAAAGCGGTTGGCGAAGGCTTCCGCGACAAGCTCACCGCGCTGCAAAGCAGCTACCTGACCACGGCGGAAAGCATCGCACAACGCGCATTACGCGAAGGGATGACGTCGGCGCTGCACTATAAGGCGATCTACATACTTGCGAAGGAGCGGGTTGAGCAGTTCGCCGCGATGATCGGCAAGAGCCACCCGGGCGACGGCAGATTGGCACTGGAGAAAACATGAATTTGACAACTACTTTTAATCAGGATTACCATCCTGGTGTCGCAGTAAAACCTGTGATCGGGATTGCAGTCCCGGAGACGAGGCGGACAAGCCGCCAGCATCGCGGCTTTTTTTATGTCCGTCAACATGGTATACCTATGGGTGGACTGTGTGGGGAGAGGAAACTCTCGCCGGAACCTTGTCCCGGTACTGCAACCCACATAGTTCCGCCCACCAGATTGCAGTCTGGGCAGCGGAAATCCTAAACCGCAGACAAGGAGAAATGCCAT